TCTTTTCGGTGTACTCTGTATTACTGTTAGTGTTGGCTTTTACTTCTGCGTTTAGAAGTCCTATCAGCTTGTCTAGTTGTGGGCCAGTTAGTTCACTTAGCCTATCTCCAACTTTAGCTTGTTTCTCTAATTCTCTATTGTGGTGGATAAAGCCTTGAAGGTATAACTGTGCGACAGGTTCTGATGCTATGCCACGATTTAACCAGTTATAGTGTTCTTGGGTTTCCCACTGTTTACCGTCTGAGGTAAATGGTCTCTTTACGAAAACAGGCCAGTCTATCTGCCAGCCAAGGTACGAAGGGTGCATTGTCGGGGTATCCTATATAGTGTAAGGCAGGGGACAACTAAGCCCCCCACCAAGGTACATTTATTGTACGATGTCTTTAAAGAAGTAGCCCAAGTCTGCGCCAACAACTTTCATGTCGTAGGACATTTTAACTTGGATATGCTCAGCGATTTGCTGACGCTTCAGTGCATCATCCGAGAAGGATTCAACAGTGATACCCAAGTTGTTTGCGCCGGGAATGTTGTTCCAAGCGAATGTCATACCAGCAGCAGGGGTCATAAGACCAGCACTTGAAGGTGTGTGACACAACAGAGCATGTTTACCACCGATAAAGGCGTTGGCTTCAGCAGCACCCTCAACAGCAGTGTTATTGACAGCTTCCATGACGAAGAAGTTTTCTACCTCAAAGATTTCAGCCAACTTAGCGTCTGTGATCAACGCTGGGTTAGTTACGGTAGAACCGCCATTCAAACGTGCAAGAATGTCTGGGTGATTGATGAGTTCGTCCCGTGTTACCTTACCGACAACCATAGTGTTTGGCTTGTAGCCACCCGACTTGAGTTGCATATCACGACGAGCATCAGTTACATTAACAATAGGTGTTGAGTTGGTGTAATCGTTCCAGAATACAGGAGTACCTGCACCAGAAGCTGCACCAGCGACCTCAGTACCCCAAATTCCAGTGCTGAAGAATGTTGTAGCAAAGTTCTCTTCGCGGTGGATCATCAGGCGCATTGCCAGAGTTTCAGCACCAGCAGAACGGATGTTCAGCACTTCGTCTTCGTTAGCGATAGTCTGCTCATCGAAGTCCATTCCAAGTCCGTATACATCAGCGAAGTAGCTGCTGTTGGAGATGGTCATGCCGATACGGTTAACCTCAGTACGTGGCGCAAGTTTCTTTACGTCACCAGTGCGGTTCATGTTGGCACGGTCATAGATGTAGTACTTGTCAGACTGACGAGCAACACCTACTGTTGGGAATACCTTGTCAGCGACAAAGTTGGTTTGTGATTGTGCATACGCCAGTGTCAAGTTAGACAGAGGGGTGTCGATATGCACCTGTGATGGAGTCAATAGTGGCATAATAGTTATTCCTTATTCTATGCTAACTTAAGCAGCAGCGTTGCCGCCTTGGATGAGTTCGATAGCAATGATCTGGCTAGTAACACCAGCTTCAGTTGCATAACCCATGATGATGTCGGTAGAAGCGGCGTCTACAGCTAGACCAGCAGCATCAATTCCAACAGCACCACCAGCGGTAACAGTACCACCACACTTAACCATAGTCTTACCTGTGACTACGACAGTTGCAGCGTTATCTTCCAGTGCGCCTACGAGACATACACCAAAGGCTTGTTCGCCATTACCAGCCGCAACCGCTTCAGCAGCGGAATCTAGTTTAACGAAAGTAAATTGAGCAGCAGAAAGGTCTGCCCCTGCGATTACAGTACGGGTATCCCGTGATTGCATAACAGCCATGTTTATTCCCCTTTATAGGATTTAGTGATTAGAGCCTTGCCTTCATCGGTCTTAGCTATAGCAGCATAAGCCAAAGCATGTTCGCTCTTTTTCATTTTGTTGGTGTCCATGTAGGACTTTACGAGTGCGTCAAGTTTGTCAGCGGCAGTCGAAAACTCACCGTCAGCATCAGATTTACCCAGTTCAGTCATGCTTTCGTCAAATACCTTATCGGCAGCTTTGAGTGCTTGCATTACTGTTTCTTCAGCTTCAAACTTGCTAACCAATGCTTTGGCTACTTCAAGGTCGAAGTGTGGAAGTTCTGCTTCTGCTTTCTTAACCAAGATAGCGTCTGCTTTAGCAACTTCTGCTTCTTCCAGTGCCTTAAGAATAGGCGCAGGGATGTCAGCTTTGTTGATTTGTTCGTCACCGTAAGTCACAAACTCAGGCTCAACCATTTTCTCAATGGCGTCTGCCTTAACGATGTAACCAGCTTCCTCTAGGGCTTTGCTAAGGCGGTCTGCCTCAACTTGTAGTGCCTCTAGGTCAGCTTTCAGAGTGTCAACTTCAGTAGCTGGACCCTGTACGTCTTTTTTCATGTCCATGTTATACATTTTCATGGCTTCATCCTCGGACATACCTTTGTCCATATAAGGCTTCAGCTTTGCTTTCATGTCATCAGACATTTTTTCTACTTCGTTCTCCATAGTTTCTCCCTCGGAGTTGTCCCGCTTATATAGAGAGACCATTGCTTGTGCGTTAGCTGGACGATCAACCAAGGACAGTTCCTCTAACTCAAGCTGTTTAAGTAAATTAGGCATCATAAGATTCCTTGGTTGCACGACCCCCTATTGAGAAGGCCGCAAGTTCACCAGATTTGACCCTAGCCCAAACGTCATCATTGTAGACTTTAAACGCTACAATCCAACCTTCTCGGTCACTCTGGATGCCAAGGGATTCACCAATCTCTTTAGTGATAGGCATTGAGTGGATAACCGCCCCAATCTGATCCCCTTTGTGCATTTCTTTACCGACACGTATATGTTCCATGAAGTTGTTCACGGCTTTAACAAGTGTGTCTGGTTCAATAATATCTCCTTGGCGATCAATAACAGGTTCGCCTTTTTCGGTAACGACTGATGCCCAACCATAAACGAGACGCTGTTCTTCGTCGGCTTTGAGTATCTGTCCTTCAATGTTTGTTTTTGTAAGTTCTGACACCGAGGCTCCTCCCTCCCACATTCTACAGGACCAGTATCCTGCCGTTGTTTTGTCCTTCTTTGTGTCGCACGAATGTCTTGAACGGAAGTTGGCCCTAGCTTTTGGGTTGTCCCTCCGTATCTCCATGTTGGGGTCTCCGAAAGCCACACGCTTAATCTTTCCTCCGCTTTGTACGAACACTTCAAACTTCTTATTGCCGCCTTTAATACGACGAGGTTTGTTTAAGGTGACTTTCTCGCCCTGATACTCAGCCTTAGCGAAGTCTTCCTTCATAATCTCTTGGATAACTACTCTGAGAGCCTCTAAGCGGTCCTGTGAGGGTGCCTCTTCAGTTTCCTTGTCGTAGTATGCCATATAAGCCTCATGGCTCTCACCGGGCATATAATGGGCCTGTCCTTGTGCATCAGGGTGGGCATGTGTGCTACCGTTCATGCCTAAGTCCATACTCCTCACTCTGGCTTCAGCCTCAGTGGAAAATACATCGTTAGCTAACTGGCCTTTGTTAATGTTCATTATACATTCCCTGTTGGGTCATTCTTAATTAAGATTAAATCAAAGTTGGCTGTAACACGGGTGTTGTTAGTCTCTACGTCCGCCGATCTAAGGTCTAAGTCCGACTTCTCTAAAAACTTAAGGGGGACAGAAAACATATAGTTGTATTGCGACTCATACACCTCAGCCATGTGTTTAATCTTAAAACTTTCCCCTTGTTCCCTAGAGTAAAGTCTCACTTGAGCGTCTTTATTCTTCTGTACAGCAAGACCTAAACTAACAAGGTAAGCAGTGTGGCCTACGGGAACTGTGTAGACACACATTAAGGTCTGGGAGTAATCTACGTCAATGTTAGCAACAACAGTCCCACCAGAAGAACCAGCATGAGCCGTGATAACACCTTCATTTGAACCCGTGTGGTTATATATCATACGGTAGACACGCCTAAACGTGCTGGTGGTTGCAACTGGTGTAGTACCTAACATAACAACTATCTCAGATGCTTCATTCCAGTCTTCGTCAAGACCTATAATCTCCAACTGGCTTGTGTCGTTGTTGTCTGCTGACTTTACATGTATGATCTCAGGATTGTCTAATGCAGACCAAGGGTATAGTCCTCCATTAGTCCAGATTGTCTCTGGAACAGTCCCAGCGTCTAAGTCAAAATTAGCACCAAACTTGTGAACAGCAGAGTAACCATTAGATTCACCCTTAGCTATAGCTAAGTAATCATGCTCATAAAGGTGCCTAGTCCAAGTTGGCATTACACGCTCCTACAGCGAAGTATGACTGCACGTTGGATAGTGGTTGCTATGCTTGTGGTAATAGTGCAGACAAAGGTATAGTCTCTTCCATCTACTCCACCACCGATATAAATAATTGCGTTATTTCCCGACAAGGCTTGTTGTATGTTCTGTATGCTGTCAACAATAGCACTACTAGTAGCAGTAGTTAAGTCCTGACCAGCAGCTAATACAGTCTCGGCAGGGTTAACATTAGACCTTACAGACCAGACTACTGTACTAATGGTAAACCCAGAAACAATATCAGACCAATCAATACTGTAGTCTAACAGTTCATCAGGGTCTTTGTTAGGCCAAACTAGGCTCATATCTTACGTTCCTCTTATGCAGCTAGGTTTTGAGTGGACTTTAGGGGCTTAACTTGTCTAGGACTACTAAACGTAGGTCTGACCGACCTGTTAGCAGGGAAACCAGCATGTTGTGACCTCTTTGTGTTATACAAGTGCTTAATGGCCTCAAAGTCGAAGTGTATGCCTGTAGCTGCAAGAGTCCCAACCGAAGCGGTTAAAGTGTAGCTAGGGAAGAATACTGTAGCTGAAACACCAATATCACCAAGGCTTAGGGTTCCAGAGACATTAGGCAGGAGTGTTGCAGCAGCTACTCCAAGTCTCCCTACCGTTAGTATGCCTTCTATTCCGACAGGGAATACATTAGCATCACCTGTAACGACGAGAGATAAGTTCTCGCTTAACGTAGTCCCTACACCACTTGGAGCAGCGTTAGCATTAGCAGCAAAAGTTATGTTGCCTAAGCCAAGGGTGGCAAGTCTACTTGTACATACAGCATTAGAGGTAGCTAGAGTTGTAATACTTCCCAGACTTGAAGTTATAAGTATGCTGTCAGAAGGGTATATAATCTCTGTGGGTTGACCCACTACACCAGAAAGGTTTAAACCTAGTGTAGTAACTAGAGAAGCTACAGGTATGGT